TTAGTTACATAATAACCCTCTATGTGAGTATAACCTTTTTCTCTAGCCCAATAAACTCTCTTATGTCCTGTTTGAACATATAGACCTGGTCTTACTTCACCATTTGCTTTTAGATGTTGAGGTGTTTTACCTCTTTGTAATCTCTCTTGTACCCATTCTTCCGTATGTGGTGATACAGTAATAGGATTTATCATACCGTGCTTTTCAAAACTATCTCTATAATTAAATTCAGTAATTCTATTTTCAAGCCATTCATCTGTTGGCATTAATATAAGTTCATCTACATCAAACTCTTGTAGTTCGAAACCTAAATCTTCTCTGTTATTTGCTTTCAATACTATTCGCATAACCAACCTTTTGTATATAATAACTATCTGCAATATCTGAAACAGGATTACCTACCTTTTCAGTTACTAATAGTTTCTTCAAATCAATTTTAGTATCTTTTACAAACGCCTCGTACATCATTTCTTTGTCGGCGTTTCCTTTTCCCGTAGCGCCTTTTTTAACGACACTCGGTACCACCGTTGTGTAAGGTATATTTTGCTCCTCAAGGCGATATTTAAGGATGCCACAGTTCTCAGCGATTTGAAATAGGCCTTGACCTTTAGACCCATAAGAGTATCCCTCAATATAAACTTTTGGATTAATAAGAGGGGTAATGAGATCAAGTACCCAATCTGAAATTTGAGTAAATCTTTGTATAGGCGAATTGTATTCTTTATGTTCATAGCCAAATACATCCTCTGACATTTTTCCTATGTACTTCTTTTTATTAGTTAAGTAATAAAACATTAATAAATCATCACCATCAATATTAATACAAACTGCTGGACTTGTTAAGCTGTAATCAATCCCAACTATCGTCTTCGTCACCATTGTCATTTGTCCATACCTCTTCATCTTCAGGTTCTATCTCATCAACTTCATATCCACAAAATGGGCAAGTTAATGGTTCTAAATCCTGTTCTTCAATATCCCATGTTACGGTATATTTAGTTTCACAGGAGGTACATTTTTTTTCTCTTTTTTCCATTATAATTTAAATTTTTTAAATTGATCTTTCTTAACATCTTGTTTTACACCACCGATAACATAAGACTCAATCTCTGTTTCTTGTGGTGCATTTTGTAAAGAACGGCTATTCAACCAATGATCTGTCCATGGTAATGGATTTGTTTTTTGGTCGTATATCGGATTAAGTTGTATAGCTTTCATTCTTCTATTTGCCATGTATTCTACAAACTGGTGTAATAGTTTTTCTGATAAACCTATCATTGCACCTTTTGAGAATAGATAAGTTGCCCAACGTTTCTCTTCTTGTAAGGCTTCTTCATACATTTGATAAACTTCTTTCTCACATTCTTTTGCTATTTTGACCATGTCTTTATCGCCTTCTCTATCTTTCCAATTATTAATAATTGTTTGCGACATTGCAAGGTGTTGACTTTCATCTCTAGCAATAAATGATATTATCTTAGCAGAACCTTCTAACATTTTTAATTCACCAAATGCAAACGAACAAGCAAACGATACATAAAATCTTAGGCCTTCTAATATGTTAACTGTTACCATAGTTAGATATAATTTCTTTTTAAGTTCATACAGATCAACTTTACTAGGGTCAAGTACCCATTGGTAACCTGTATTAATCATATCATCATATTTTTCGGTAATAGTCTTAGCTCTATTTTCAATCTTTTGATCTTTAATAATAGTATCAAATATTTCGTTAGGGTCTGAATATAAATTTTTAATTATGTATGTGTAACTTCTACTATGGATTGTTTCTATAAAATCCCATGTTACAATACAACCTTCTAATTCTGGTAGAGAACAAAATGGTAAAAATGCCAAACATGGACCTCTGCCTTGTACACTATCTAGCATTGTTTGATATTTAAGATTAGATGTAAAAATATGTTTTTGTTGTTCACTTAAACCTAAGTAATCGTTTCTATCTTTTTGCAAAGATATTTCCTCAGGTCTCCAAAAATAACCTAGTTGTTGCTGATTTAGCTTGTCAAATATAGGATACTTCATATCACTATATTGTTGAACGGCTAGATCAGGTCCAAAAAACATTAATTGTTTTGTGGCGTCTAATCCTTTATCTTTATTAAATACACTTTTTGACATTTATTCTTTATTCTCCTTTAACTCATAGAAAAAACTATCGTCATCTCCTGCTGTCCACTTTTGTTCTCCCTCTACACTATACTCCTTGGTGGACACTTTGAAGTCGGGAAACTTCAACTCACTTGGCGTATAGGATTTATCATAGAAAATCACCCTATTATTAGGTTGAGCGGCAAAATGACCGTTCTCTAATTTTAATATATTAAATGACTTATGTTGACTTGGTGTTTCACTATAAGTTACATTTCTTTCTAAATTTGTTGAGTTGGCATTATCTATTGTAAACATATACCAACCTTTGTACCATACTCTATTTGGCGACAAATACTTACATTGATTGCCACTAAGCATTTGTTTTTCTGTAATACATATATCATAACTAAAACAATCCCACAGCTGTAATTCTGTTAGAGGAACATCCTCTGGTATTTCTTTCTTCCATGTAAATGCACTAATAGGTAACTTATCAAACAAGGCGCCATATTCTGGAATATAAGTTTCAAAATATAATGCTCTGCCTTGTATAGACTTAGCTGTTACCCAAACTCCCTCAACTAATTCACCATGACCTTTTTGTAAGTCATACAAATATTCTTTCTTAACATAAACATCAACATGAGGTGTATTGACACACAAAAATGCCATATCTATCTCCTATATTGTACAACTATCACAGTCCTCTTCGACTTGCAACGTTGCTGGTTGTGTTTCTTCTACATTATCTGACCAACCAACTGGATGTGTTGGCTCATCAAGGTCTTTTTTAGCGTCATAAGTGTTTTGATAGTATGATGTCTTCCAACCGTACTTGTAAGTAGATAATAAATCTTGTGCCATTACTGATACAGGCACCTGATTTTCATCATAGTTTTCAGGATTGTAAGACCAGTTACCACTTATTGCCTGGTCAAAATACTTTTGCATTACTGCAACGATATTTATATATCCATTATTGTCTTTCATATCCCATAATAAAGTATAAAAGTTTTTCAATGTTTGATACTGAGGTACCACTTGTTTTAAAGTACCTTTCTTAGACTTCTTAATACTTAAATAGTCCCTAGGTGGTTCAATGCCGTTTGTAGCATTGGAAACCACACTAGAGGATTCTGATGGCATTTGGGCTGAGAGTGTGCTATGTCGTAGCCCAAACTCTTTTATATCTTTTCTTAAATCTTCCCACTTCATAGATAGCTTGCGATTTACAATCTCGTCTACCTCTTTTTTGTAGGTGTCAATAGGTAAGATACCATCGGAATATTTTGTTCTATGGAAATAATCACATTGACCTTTTTCTTTTGCAAGTTCATTACTTGCTTTTAACAGATAGTATTGAAAGTTCTCTGTTAATTCGTCAACTTCTTTCCATGCTTGTTTGTCTGAATAACTTAATTTTGCTTTAGCTAGATAGTGTGCAAGACCAATATAACCAATACCTAAACTACGTCTAGCCTTTGTAGATATTTCAGCCGCCTTTACAGGATACTTTTGATGATCTATAATTTCATCTAAAGCTCTAACTGATAGATCACAAAGAGATTCTAAATCTTCTAAGTATTGTAATTTACCAACATTGATTGCACTTAAAATACATAATGCAATCTCACCATTACCATCAATGTGTTGAATAGGATCAGTAGGTAAGGTAATTTCTTGGCAAAGATTTGACATTGTAACTCTGTCTTTAAAACTAGAGTGTGTATTACAATGGTCTATATTCATAATATAGATACGACCTGTTTCAGCTCGTTCTTTTAAAATATCCATAAACAATTCTTGTGCGTTTATTTTCTTTTTGAAGACACTTGTTTTTCTTTCTGCTTTAATATATAAGTCGTCAAATGTTTCAGTACCCCACGCTTCGTACAATTCTGGCACTTCATGTGGGCTGAACAAGGTAATTTCTTCGTCATTTATAAACCTCTCATAAAATAATTTTGACAACTGAATAGAGTAATCTAATTTTCTAACTCTGTTATCTTCACTGCCTTTATTATTCTTTAATACAATAATGTCTTCTATTTCTTGGTGCCAAATAGGGAAGTGAACCGTAGCACTACCTCCTCGAACACCGTTTTGTGTACAACACTTAACCGTTGCCTCAAACTTTTTGAGGAAAGGTATAACTCCTGTGTGTTGGACTTCACCGCCTCTAATTCTGGCGTTAATCCCTCTGATTCGCCCAGCGTTAATGCCGATACCAGCCCTTTGTGCAACATAATTGCCAATAGCCATATCACTACTGAAAATACTAGGCAAAGTATCATCAACATCAACCAACACGCA